GCTGGATGCTAGGGTAGAGCTAGACGAACCAACCAACCGCGACAATGTGCTGGCGTTGGTGACTCAGCTACACGCTGCTGTTGATAGCTACAATGCAGCTAACCAAATCAACATCGAGTCCGTAGAGCAGATTATGACGGGCTACGATAACTCGGAGGTGAGCGATGAGTGATTACAGTTCTACCTACCCCACTCAGTCACCAACCTTTGCGTTCGATGCGAAGGCAGGCAAGCTCGACTCGCGGTTATCATATTCAAGAAGTTCGGGCGGGACGTATATGTCCAATGAGAAAGCATTGAACTCGGAGAATTTGCTGACATACAGCAACCCAAATGACACTGCTTGGACAGATGACGATGTTACTCTAGACGTTAATCAAGTCGCGTCACCAGACGGCAGTGTAAATGCCAGCTCAGTTACTGAAAATTCAGCAAACGCTGACCATCGAATTCTTTTAAGCACCCCAATTAATTCGGGCGTTAGCTTGACGGTTGTAGCTTACGTTAAAGCCAATGGAAGAACCATCGTTCAGCTTGGTCAGACGGGTATTTATTCAGCAAGTAGCTGGGTCGAATTCGACTTATCGGGCAGTGGCACCGCTACTACCAGAGGGGGCAGTCCGACCAATGTAAGCATCGCCCAAATAGGAAGCACTGGTTGGTATAAAATTAGCTACAGTTCAACCACTACATCGAGCGGAACACACTACACTCAACTCAAATTGTGCGATGCAGCAAACTCGACAGTGTATACCGGTGATGGCAGCTCTGGCGTCTATGTATACGGATTTAACTTGTCCACCACGGGACAGCTAGTAACTGACGCGACGAGTTCCCAAAGACACCGCGAATATTCGCCACTTTTAAAAGAGGCTTCTGCCGATAGTCCCAGATTTGAATTTGCTGCTGATGGTCAGTCAGCAGCTGGAAGTCCTTTAGGACTTCTTATAGAAGCCCAAGCCACGAATCTTCAGACTTACTCAAGTGATTTTACTAGCTGGTCTGGCCAAAATCGCGTGACAACAACTTCAAATGTTGCAATCGCTCCCAACGGTTTATTAGAGGCAGACATAGTTATTGCAAACACTAGCTCCACACAAAGTCACAACCTCTCAAATACATCAACGTTAGCGAGTGGCACTACCTACACAGCCAGCGTATATGCTAAAGATGCCGGTCAGCGTTACATTCAGTTATCTGGCTCAACCGGTGCATTCGGTTCGTTTCAATACGCAACTTTCGATTTGCAAACTGGTAGCGTTGACACAACTGGAGTAACAGCGTCAGCGGTGAGCGTGGGCAATGGTTATTACAGAATACAAGCTACGGTGACGGCAACCGCCTCGGTGACTGGAGGCGTATCAATTGGGCTGGCAAACAGTGCCACGGCAAGCCGGTTGCCTCTGTTTGCTGGGAACGAATATGACGGCATAATATTATTCGGTTACCAGCTTGAGGTGGGGGCTGCCAGCTCGTTGATTTCTACTTCGGGTTCAACCGCGACGCGGTCTGCTGACTCTTGCTCAGTGGTTGACGCCACTTTATTTAGTAGTGGAGAGCATACGATTATTTGGGAGGGAGACACGGACTACGCGCCCAATGATAAACGTTTTTTCGCGTTATCAGACGGCAGCATGACCAACCGGTTTGTTGCTGACCACGACAACGGGACAGCTACTCGGCTACGAAATTGGGCGGACGGTGTCAAAAATGTTGATAAATCGACCGGAGTTGTGGACATGCTGGTTGGCTCCCACAAACTGGCTGCGACCGTGAAAACAAACGAGTCACAGTTAGTTGTAGACGGGACTAGGCGTCAAGTGGACACATCTTGCGTAGTTGGTGGAGGAATGAACCAACTCGCAATTAACTCGACTACTACTGGGGCTGGCTCGACTTATAACATGAACGGCCACTGCAAGCGCATTACATATTTCAATGTCGCGTTGTCTCAGACAGAGGCCGAGGCATTGACTTCCAACCCGTAAAAACCAACTGACTAACGAATCACATGTTTACTGATTACTATTTAAAATTCAAAGACGAGGCTGAAGCTGACAGCGTCCTGTATACCGAGGTTCCTGTTGAGTGGGACCGCACAGATCCAGACAATCCAGTGCCAACAAAGTGGGAACGCGAGCAGAACTACCGCAACACGGACATCTTGCCGAAGGTTGTGCTGACTCCAGCTACGTTTGACGACGAGGGCAACGAATTGACGCCACCTGTTTACGACGAGGGATACTTTGTGAACGTGCGGCTGGTTGGGGAAGACGGATCTACGTTGGAACCGTTCCGAGTTGAGCCAGCGCATCCGCAACGAGTCTGGGCGTAGACCGTGAACGATTGGGTGGAACATACGAAGGTTGCAGTCGTATCTATTCTGGGGGTTACAGCTACGTTAGCTGACATAAACCAGATGCTTCAGCTAGGCATTGCGCTGGCATCGCTGGCGTATGCGGTTCTTAAAGCATTGAGCGCATATCAGGAATACATAGACAGGAGAAAATGAATACGCTTATACCGAACACATTGCTTGAAGTAGGTGACAGCTACGTCTACGCCAGCTGGGTGCCAGAGGGCAGCGACGAACAGGTGCTGGCAATACTCAGAGACAGTGACCGTAACGGTAGCTGGGCTTTGGAACAGTTTAGAGGACCGTTCTCCAAAGTAGTTAAAGGGAGAGTGATCAACGACACTGAGCATGAGCTGTTTGAACCCGCTGCATTGTTGGCAGTGGACATGCACTCGCAGCTAAACGTTTCGCTAACTCAAACAAAGAAAAACTGGTCAGGAAAATTATACGACAGATGAAACAGACGATAGCTATACTATGCGTGGCAACTGCTGCGATTGCAATGACAGGTTGCCGACAGTTGGAGTGGGCTGGTGATAAAGTTTACACGCCCGTAACAGCTACCAACATTGTCGATACACCGACTGGACCTTACCCGACAGTGGTTACCAACGGTTGGATCGTTAAGCCCAGCGTGCAACAGGGCGTGACTATAGCTGGAGATCTAGCACCTGTGCCGTGGGGTAATTTTATTAGCAGCACACTCTTAGCTATACTAGGTGTAGGCGCGCACTTACGCGGTAGACAATGGCAGAAGGCTGCGCTTAGTGGAGTCTCAGCTGCACAAGCTTTTAAGGAGCAGCTTAAAGTTGTCGCTCCGTCAGCAGCACAACAGATTAAAAAGACCGTAGCCACTGAACAGCGCACTAACGGAACAAAGAGCTTGATTGAAAAGCTGCTGAATAAGTTCTAGACAGTTACCCTTCAAGAAGCTCCCACGCATCTTTATGCATAGTGGAAAAGTGTCCGTGTGGAAGGTGAAGAGGTATTGATATTTTTAGCACTGACACACGCTCAACAGGGAACACAAAATACCATTCCTCTGGGGTTACTGACGCGATGATGTAGTCACAGTCATTGCGTGTGTAAATATTCTTTTTATTTGGACTACCTCTACGTGAGCAGGATGCGGTTAGCACGTATCTGTTATTACGTTGTTTGTCGAGTGTGTTAGTAGTCTTAACCTGTATGCGATGAGTCTTATTATTCTTATATATTAACAGGTCGAACTTATGCCCGTTGTCGGGAACCATAGGTGTAAAGACAGCCCACCCTCGTAACGCAAGCTGATACGAAACTCCAAGCTCACCAACTGAGCCTATCTGGATAGCGTGGGGGACTCCCAATTATTAGTTAACCATTTCCAAGTTGATCGCAAACCATCAACCAACTTTATCTGAGGTTCCCATCCTAGTGCATTCATACGTGATGAGTCCATCACTTTGCGAGGCATGCCATCTGGCTTACTGCTATTAAAAGCAATCTCCAAATCTTTCCCACTTACATCGACCACAAGCTGAGCAAGTTCCCCGATACTGACTTCTTCTCCTGTTCCGCAGTTAAGGAATCCGTAAGGATTACAGCTATCAGAGGGAAGATGCTTTAACGAATGAAGAACTGCACTCGCTGCGTCAGCGACATGCATAATCTCACGCATTGGTTTACCGCTGCCCCACACCACTAGCTCACCACCTTCAGGAGCCAGCATTGCTTTACGCATTAACGCTGCGATGACATGCGAGTTCTGCTCTGAGAAGTTATCGTGTGGTCCGTAGAGATTAGGTGGCATCAGTGCATAAAAGTTTTCGTTATGCTGTGACTTGTATGCGCGAGCTAACTCGATACCCGCTGTCTTAGCTACAGCATAGGCTCTATTGGTAGGCTCGTATGCTCCAGTCAAAAAGTCTTCCTCCCTCATTGGTTGGTTGCAATGACGAGGGTAGATGCAGCTACTCCCCAGCAGGATCATCTTAATGTCTCCTGCGTGATGCGCTGACTTAACGAAGTTTGACTGTATGGTTAGGTTATCGTAAATGAAATCAGCTGGCTCATTAATGTTAGCTGCAATACCACCCACTTTTGCAGCGCATACAACAACTGCGTCTGGTGAGTATGTAGAGATGACTCGATTTACGATCCTGCTGTCTCTGTAATCCAGCCGTTTGTCTGGATACACAGGTATGAAACCTGTGGTGGAGTGAAGCAGTTGAATTACTGCTCTGCCTACCATCCCAGTATGTCCTGCTACGAATACCTTCAAGCGAACACTCCTCGTTTAATGCTATGTATCTGCTGAGCTTTAGTGGTTCCATCTGGGAGAATGTAAGGCCCAGCATAATGCACGATTGATGCATGATGTTCGTCACGTTGTTTTATCTCTGCCCAGCTGTTGCGTCCATACTCTCCCATTAAGTGCATCACAAGATCGCAAGCTTTAACAGTGCGAGCGTTGGATAACAGATCCATATCACTGACGCACGGTTCCCCGTCCTCGTTGATTCGTGAGTATGAGTCACCATCTTTATGCTCATAATCTAGTATGGGCTGAATGATGTTTCTGTTATAGTTTTCGCTAGTCATGTGAAGGACGCTAGGACATGTATTCCCAGCGCATAGAGTTATTGAAAGCTCATTGTCCCACACTCCAGCAAAATTGTAGTTGATCATATCGGGATCTGCATACCAGCCTCCAACATGCGCGATAGCCAACCACCTTACAAAGCAAAGCGTGTTGTAAGGTTCGTAATGCGCGTTAGGCATCGACTTCAACTTTTCAATGACAGCATCGTATTTGCTGTGAAGCTTTGCATGTTCTAAGTTTAGAACAATTGGCGTCCATCCCATCTGCTTCCAGCTATACTTCCATAAATCTAGAACTGCATCGCATTCAGATCGGTGTTGATTGGAGCTGCTAGTTATTGGTTCGTAAAACGTATAGATATTCATATGGTCCTTTTGGTTGCGGATGTGGAGATAATGGTTGCGCCTTCTAACTTGATCTTGGACACCTCCTTAAGGACATGCCCTCCATCTATGGTTTTGGGAGCTGATGTTGTTTCAGCTAGTGAGGAGTTACATATCTTCTCAGCTCTATCGTTTGTAATGGGCATTTCGTAGACCACACCATCCTTAGCTAAGTAGAAATACATGTAGCTTGGGACACCCCACATCTTACTGGCAGCTTGCAGGTCAAGCAGCTTGTTTAGCTCGACAAGCATCGCAAAGTCGTGCGTGTTTGCCATATCGTTGAGCGACATGTTGCGGCACTTAACTTCAAAGACTGCTGCGATCTTTTTTGTGTCTCGACTGTAAGCAAGTCCATCGAGCGCAGCGTATCTGCTGTAAGGACGCACCAGTATCCATTCCTTACGCGCTTCAGCAATCAACTCACACACATGCTCCTCAGCGTCAGCAGCTGCCTGTCGTCTCTCTGACATCATATCCCGTAAATCCTTTTTAGTTTATTTAAGCTCTGCAATTCATCGGTGGTCTTGTCTACGCCATCCCGAACAAACCTGTTTTCCTTTAGCCAGCTTTCCGTGGAGTAACGATACGTGTTACACATGTAAGGTCGTTCAATGAGATCTGGATCGTGAGCATCAGCTAAACCATCACGCGGAATGACTCCGTGCTTGTGAGCTACTTCGCTGTAGAGGTGGACGCTCGCAGTATCGAACACCCATCGTCGAAGCCGAAACGTGCCGTCACTCTCGACATACAGGCCACTGCCATTACGTTCAGCTGTCCTCTCAAAGATTGCGCCGATCATTAACTGAAGGAACGGGTGCCCCTGCTCTGCTGCAAAGATGCAGTCAGTGGTCAGCTTCATATGCTTATCCACGTTTGGCCCGTATATACTCACCATCCCGTGATGATCACGATCCTTCAGCTTGAACATAATAAGATCATCATCCCAAAGGTCGAAAGGTTTGAACTTATCAATGGGTCTAATGGGGTATGTGCCGCAATCTGCATACAATCCACCCCATCTCAGCACGACAGCTAACCGCTGCACTCCAGCTCGACAGATCGGGAGCATGTTGCGGTAAAGGTCTACATACTGAGGCCACCTTCCTTCTATCCAGCTGTCAATGTCTACGTCAGTAATGAACTGGTGATCAATGTCTGGGTTAAGTGCTTTCCATCTCTCCAAGCTAACCCTTTCAAAGACCCCCAGTCTTTCGTAGCTAGAGTGTATTTGCGTAACTCGTCTAATAATCATCGCGTTTGTTTTTGTCGTAGCCGTAATAGCTACAGATCTTGCGTCCTGCTTTAGCTGATCGAACCAGTGCATTTCGCAGTCCGTTAGCATCAATGTCCCAGTCAGGCGGGATGACTTTTTCCAGCACTCCCTCAGTAAAGAAGAAGCTTAGTGCTGTCTGAATGTCAGTGCTGTCCATACCTCTCGGGAATGGACAGCGTTTTTTTTGGTTGTCGTAGATAGCTACTCTCACCGCAGCCATATTGAGTTTATTGTCATTGGCAATCAGTCCAGCGTGATACGCGTCCACAAAATCTCCAGCAGCTTGTATTACTATAGCTGCCATCAAGTCTTCGTAGGGCTGCGTATCCTCTGTCACTTAGCTCGTTTAAGCTGGTCCTTCAGTAGCTGCACCAAGTCGCTGTTGGTTTTGACTCCCTCGATGGCAGTGTAGATTTCGTTCTTCGTAACATTAGGAGTTGCAGCCAGTTTTCTGGCACGCTCTTCCCAGTATTTTTGCAGACGCCTGTCCTCCTGCCACACCCCCAGATCGTGGCCCTCGCTGGACCCCACACTCTTAGCTGCTGACTTAAGCTCCTCCCAGTGGGGTGGGTATTTAAGTTTCCAATAAGGGACAACAGTCGCCTCCCAATTCTCTTCAAACCAATGTATAATTGCATCTTCTGTAATATCTTTCGCTGCGTGTTTCTGCATAGGCTACGCTGTATTCCTCTTTGCATTGTTTGCATCCGTGTTGTAATCCGTCTTTGGATGCTGCTCGCTTGTGGAAGTCCTCCACTTTCTTACGCTTGCCACACCAAGAGCAGACCTTTGATTTGCGTCCAGCTTTTGGTGTGGGTGTATATCTTCCGTCAGCCAGCATTCCTGTTCGCGGGTTGTCTCCGATTGTTGAATATTTTACGGTGAGGATCGCCACCTCGCTTGGCCCAGAAGTAGTCGCAACCTTTGTCCATCAGCCTAGCTATGTCAGCTAGGTTCAGACCTTCAGGCGTTAGGCCGCTGGTCATTTCCTCTGCATCATTTGCATTAATATCACTCATATGAATGCCTCTCCTTTCTGATACCAACCCAGTGACTCATTAGCTCTGGACTGCTTGATCGGGTTAAGCACAGGAAATGTTGGGTTGTTTTGAATGGAGTCCGTGTTCTGGTGTTCGCGTCTACTGAGTATAGCTAGAGCCATCTGCTCTTTGGTTCCCCACGTTCTCCCATCACCCGTTGCTCCGTGGTGTAGCGTGCAAGCTGACACTGTGCGCCCCTGTCCAGTAGACATGATCCCAGTAACCACGCCATAAAAGTTAAGACCGTGGAACTGAATGTTGTTTCCGCTGACACAGATGCCAGTGTTGCGTCGATCCCATTTATGAACTCCCTCAATGAGACAGTCTTTAAAGACTGGATCAGGCAGGTAGTTGTTACCGCTGGGTTTCTGACTAACAGGATACCAGCTCGCACCTACAGCTGGCCCGTGCTTGACAATAATTCGTGACCCCTGATGTGCCTGTAGGTTGCAGTCGTTAAGCCGAAAGTTGAATGCGTTATCAGATATGTAGATCGGCATTGAACCACGATGACCCACGATGGTGACATTGCTGATAGCTTGCTCAAAGTTGCGAACGTCTCTCCCCTCAACGAGAGTCGATGGCTCTACATACAGGCCGATAGCTGCACCTGTCTGATGCCACCAACCGTTATCATCTTTCAACACGCTTGGCCCGTCTCCGTGGAAGCGAAGCACGCTACCCATATGAGCGTGGCTCGTAACTTGAAATGATCCAGCTAGTCTAGCTGTGTTGCGGAAGTTGTAGACAGGTTCAGTGCAAAGAATCACCACCTTCGGAGCTTCAAAGGAACCATACCAACCTCTACCACTTGGGCTGTCCCCCTGTTTTTCCTGCCAGTAAGACTCGGACTTGTCACGGTAACCAGCCTGTGCCGCTTGTCCCTGTTTAATAATCTCTTCCCAGCTCCCGTCAGCGTAACCAGCTGAATCATTCTTCAGCTCAAATACAAAAGGGTTTGTCTTTGCGTTAACTGGCCTAGCCTCCAGCTCGTTGAGTCTGGTTCGGATTTCAGAAACTGTTTTGTTTAGTTTCTCCCTTTCTGCTGGTATCCCCAGCATGTCACTCAGTCGTTTAATGAAGCTCATTATTTTCTTTTGTGTGAGTGGGAGGACACACCGTGTGTCCCCCCTTTATTCGCCACTGCCAGTTGTAGGCAGTCCAACATATCTCAGAGTTTGTTTGGTTGGCGAAAGTGTTCAGTCATCAGCGATCTGCTCGCTGCGTTTACGGTTAAGCCACTCTTCGTGGTGCGGTTCAGATGCCTCTTCAAAGCGTGTGCGATTACGGACGAGAACAAGATCAATTGCTCCCTGTCTCCCAGCTCGATTCTTTCCTATGGCTAGTTTGAGCAGGACATTCGGCCCATCAAAAAGCATTTGCTCCGCGTAGAGAAACAACACAAGATCTGCATCCTGCTCGATGCTTCCACTCTCACGTAGGTCAGAGAGCTTGGGTCGTTTGTCAGCTGCGCTCTGCGCTCTGTTACCCTCGACTCCACGGTTAAGCTGAGCCAAAGCGACGACAGGTATGTCCAGCTCCATTGCCATCTGTTTAAGTCCAGCTGTGATCGTTCCAATTTGGAGGTGACGATCTCTGCGTTTGTCATCGACCGATGGCTTGATCAATTGCAGGTAGTCAATAATGACAAGCTTGATGCCTTCATCCTTTACCAACTTACGAGCGCGGCTTCGGATCTGATGCACACTCAGTGACGCGTTGTCGATGATGTGCAGCGGAGCTTTAGCTAAGCTGGGAACGTGGTTGCTGGTTTTCTGAATTGTTTGCACCCTTCCCGTTGCGTCTTCGTTCTGGTTAAGGACATCACCAACGAGATCTACATCAGCTACACTACTGAGCATTCTCATGTTGAGTTCGTCAGCCGTCATCTCGTAGGAAAAGAAGCCAACCCCGTGTCCCTGCTGGACTAGGTGAGTAGCTATGTTCCCAGCCATCGCAGACTTCCCGACAGCAGGACGCGCAGCAAGCACACAGAGCTGTCCGCCACGCAGTCCGCCTAAGATACGGTCAAGAGACGGGAAACCCGTTTCTACCCCCTTTGCCTTGCCGTTATGGGCATCCTCCAGAGATTGGATGACCCGCTGAAAGGAGTTCTTCCTAGAATCAGGATCAGTAGCCACCATTTTGGTCAGCCCGTAGACCACAGACTCAGCCTGAGACACCAAGTCATCGATGCTGGCGGTGGTCGTAGCCTCCTGCACCAGCTTCCATCCTGCTTGCTGCACTTCGCGTGCTTTCATCTTCTCGATGACGATGCTGTTCCAGTAAGGCCAACTCACAGCAGAGGGGCAGCTGTCAACCATATCGTTGATGTCGAGAATGCTGACATCCTTATGATTGCGAAGCCTGTGACATACGGTTTCGCATGTGAGGCTCACACCCTCTGAGTCCATCGCCTCCATTTCGATCCATACAGCTCGACATCGTAGGTCGTTAAAATAATCTGCGTTGCATCCCGCAGCACTGATGTCTGAGTATTTCCCCAGTATGGCAGCACCTAGTAGTGCCAGTTCCGCTGGGGTGTCCTTTGGTATTTCTTCCATTTGTTTTTCCTTCTGTGTTTTTATTTCTTGTTGCGTGTTTGCGTCTCATAGTCGGACAGGTAACGCATGTCCTCCATCGAGATTGTGTTTGCTTTGCTTTTGTTTTTCTTACCTGTAGTGGTCGCTGTCTTTTTATTCTTTGCCCATCCACGGAACCAACCCTTCCACGAGGTGATAGGTTCTCCAGTTTTGGTCATCCATTCAGCTTCGGAGTTGTGGCTGAAGAACTCCTCTGCCAGATCGGAGTGACCTTCGCTTGCTGCGAAGACTTTGACCTCAGAAAAGTCTGGTAATTTCCGAGCCGTAGGAGTGGGTATTGTCTCTCCCTTTTCTTTATTTCTTTCTTTCTTTAAAGGGGTGTGAACAGTTGTTCTCTTTTCTGTGAACAGTTGTTCACACTGTGTGAACAGATGTTCACACTCCGATTTAGCCAACGCGACAGCCTTTGCCACGTTCCGTCTGGAGGTTCCAAGCATGTCTGCTACCTCCTGCTGTGTATGTTTTGGGTGGTTCAAAACAAATGCGATGATCAGTTTTGATCCCATCCCAATCGCCAAACTCAATACGTCATTCGGCATCACGATCTCCTTCCCTTCCATTGTTCCCTATTCCTCCCTGTGATGTTTGTGTATGAACTAGATCCGAACGTCTAAGGATGTCCAAAAACTGCTCGCCATCCATCGTCACTAGCCACGGGTATTGATTTTTTGTATGGGCAACCACGGGCAACTTCCCGCCTCCTGCATCCTGCTTGGCTTGCTCGTATGCAGCCCACACATTGAGTCTCTCTACGTTTTTAACCTCCCAGTATATGTCGGGTAGCTCCGCGCATACAACGTCAGCAGAGCTGCCGTCAGGAGCTTTCCCGCTATACTGAGAAGCTCGATATGTAGTGGCGGGATTGAACCCTGCTGCACGGAGTTTATCCCGCCACTGCCTCTCGCCTCTCTTCCCCTTTTCACGCTGCGACTTGCCCATTGGTGTTACTCTTAAGCTGTTCGACGTTGAGTGAAGGGTTGAACTTGTTGGTCAGCTGCCAGATTTCACAGGCCGCTCGAAAGGTTTTCCAACCTGCGTCCAGCTCTTCCTTTGACCAGACTTTGATCATCGGTGGAGCTGGGGTGTGAGAGCATAAGACCACGCTCATTACTTGAGTAATTCGCTTAGGTTTACCTACCCACTCAGCATTTTTGTAGGCAGCTAACTGCCAAAGCCAGCTGTCGTAGTAGTTAGGCTTGAGGTTTCCTTTGGAGTCGGTCTTTACGTCCTGCGTCTTGTAATCCAGAAGCGTCATCTTGCCGTCCACTTTTGCAATCGCATCCACCTGTCCTGCGTATCCATAGCGATCTGATACAGCAACGAACTCGCTGTCCAGTATCTCGACTTTGGATTCCTTCAACCACTGAGCGTAGTGCTTTACGTAGTCAGCAATCTCGGCATACTCGCTGCCCAGAAAGAAGGACTTGTTCAGTTCGTCAATGGCGTTATGCATCAAGCTTCCGAAAGCTCTGGCATCCACCATTTTCTTCTGAGCCATTCCTTTTACCTTAGCTTCATACTCAGCAAGATCCTCCCCCTGTCTAATGGGCATAGCCACACATGCATTAAGCATCTGCTGCTGTTTCCATCGGTCCAGTGAAGGGTTGCCAATGACCTTAGTTACGGTGGTCACGCTAGGATACAGGCCCAGCTTACGAGCGTCTCGTTTCGTTGTGTTCCTCTCACTTCCATCCTTCGACTGCACAGTATGAAGAGGACGACCATCGGGATAATACCAATGACCGCCCCCGTCTCCGCTTAGTTCTCTGGTTCTGGAGTGAGGTGTTGCGGATAGGAACATAACCTTAGAATGGTATTACGTTGTAGGCGTTGTAATCCTTCGCAACCCAAGCGTCAGCTGGATCATCCACTGCTGTGCAACTAGTCAGGTTGCTGTATGTTTTCCCGTTGTCGCTTTTGTTGTGGGTGAATACTAGGTGAGCTGGCTTACCCACAACTGCTTCAGCAAATGCTTCCTGCGTCTCGTAGTCCTGTATCGCTACCTCCCAATTGTTAAGGAATTTGTGAAGCTTGCTGTTCTCGTTGTCCAATGATCGAGGAATGTTGAACCATTCCCAGTGAACGCAATGCTCGTTCCCCTCCTCTGTCTCAACTGTCTTGTCGGTCTGAAAAACCAGAATCATCTGGTGCTTAACCTCTCCCTCGCTATTCTTGTTACTGAATGGCTCGTTTGTTTTTTTGTTCTGCGTGATTACCTCTGTGCACACACCCTTACATGGGCCTTTTGCGTGTATCTCGAAGTCCTTTTTGGTGGTAGTTTCTGCTGTTAAGAACATATATGTTTCTTTCTATTTGTTTTTTGTTTTTGTTTGCATTTCCTTAGCGGTCTGTTCCGCAAGAAATTTTTTCTCCATCGTTGAGACGTAGGCGAGCAGGTCGTAAACCTCCTCACGAACTGCATGTGCGAGTTGAGGAATGCTCATTCGCCACAGCCCTTTGTCTCCATCTGGATTGTGTTCGCGAGTGCCGTTGTCAAATTTGACAGGGAACTCTGCTTGGAATTTGTTGACTGTTTCGTCTCTGATTTCTGGGTCTGTCATTTGAAGTATTGTTTTATTGCTGCGTCTGCTACTGCCTGAAGTTTCTTCCCCTGTTTACGAGCGTAAGCTGCGAGCTGTCGGTGAGCTTTCTCAGAGATCAGAACAGACTTTAGTTTTGTTTTGTTGGTGGAAATCATGTGTTACACACATGATGCTGGTGGAAGCACACCTGTGTAAAGTTTTTTTTCTGGATTTTTCTGAATAAAATTATAGAACTAAGCTAACGGCATGCCGAATAAACGATCAGACGACAGGAAGCGGGTGGGCTTTTGGGTTTCAAAAGAGACGAGTGAGATGCTTGATGCCTTAGCTAAGGCGTCTCGTCGGTCGAAGACCCAAGTGGTTGAGTATCTTCTGGAGGCAGAGCACCAAAAGCGGAAAGAACTAGGGCAGCTAAAAGATCATGACGGCCTGTTTCCCGATGAGGAATAGCCATCTCTGATAGGTAATCATAGCTCTGATTTGTTAGGTGTAGTCGCGGCATCACAAGAATAAACGTTTAGTCTCTTTCTTAAGGGTCAAAAACTTTTAACTATTTTGAGAATGGATCTCAATTACAATGCGCCGCATTGATTGTAATTGACTAGGAAAAAACGGTGGGATCGAACCTGCGACAACTGCCGTGTGAAGGCAGTGCTCTACCGCTGAGCTAAGCG